AACCCACCCGCCCGTCGCTACTGCCGCATAGCATCCATGTCCGAGCCCGCGTCCGTCAGCTTTTCCACCACCAGCGGGACGCCACCGGCTGCATCCTGGCCGGGCTTTGCGGGTACTCGGCCACGGGCAGGCCCTCGCCGTCGAGGAGCTGCAGGGACCGGGCCCACTTGACCGGGTCGGCGGCGACCTCCAGCACGCGCCAGCGCCGGCAGGCGGCGCGGATCGCGGCCTCGACGTCGACGATCGGGACCTGCCCGCCGGCCGGCTCCCACAGCTCGACCAGCTCGACGTGCGGGCGCTCGGCCACCGTGGCGGCCACCAGTACCGAAGTGTCCGCATTGAAACTGCCGTCGAACGCCAAGACGACCTCGGCGCCGTCGGCGATCGAGGCGGTGGCGTCGGCGCAGGCGGCCCAGGCGCCGCCGGGCAGCCAGGCCTCCTCGATCGTGTCGACCAGCTGGCACAGCCGGGCCCGCCGAAACGAGGCCTCGCGCATCTTGGGCGGCAGGCAGGCGACCAGGCCATCTTCGGCGAGGAAGTCGCCCAGCGCCGGATTCGCCAGCGCCCAGCAGTGACGGCACTCGACCGGGTGGCCCTCAAACCCAGCCGCCGAGTGCTCGCGCCAGACCGTCAACGGGTCGGCCGGGTGCTCGGCGGCGTAGTCGCGGAGGCCTCCCAGCACCGTTTCGGCGAGCTCCGGGCCAGGGGTGCCGATCGCCAGCACCAGGGAGGCCGGCTGCTTCCCGGTCGCCAGCGTGACGACCTCGAATACCTCGCGGTCGACGCGGCCGGCCTCGTCGATGATCGCCAGGGTGAAGTCGAGGCCCTCCAGCCGCTTGGCCACGGCCGGGAGGACGGTGAAGCTGGCGCCGCGGTCGGGCACCGCCAGGTGATCGTGGTACAGCTGCACCCTGCGTTCGAGATCCGGGTGCAGTTCCACCATGCGGCGGGCGGCGCCGAAGCACAGCCCAGCCTGGCGCTCGTCGCAGGCCGCCACGACGACCTGGGCGCCCTCAGGCCCCAGCATCAGCTTATACAGCGCCAGCAGCGCCGTCAGCGACGTCTTGCCCTGCCCACGCGGCAGCATCCACCCGGCCAGCCGCGGCCGGGGCCTCCCGTCCCACACCGCGGCCACCAGCTCGCGCTGCCAGGGCCGAAGCCTGAGCGGACGCCGCGCACCGTGCCCTCGCGGCACCCGAACGTAGGCTCGAGCGAACCGGGAGACGGCGACCGACCGCTTTCGGCCCACCTGCAGCGGCAGCGGCGAGGGGTCAACCCACGCCTTCGGGCCGGGCCTCATGCGACCGCCGGCGGGTCAGATCGCGCGTTCGGCTGGCAGCGGGTCGTCAGCCCTCCCGTCTGGGGGGAACCGGCCAGCGCCGACAGCGCGCGGCGTGCCAGATGCGCGGATCTCGCGGCGTTGCAGCTCCTACACCGCACGACCAGCCGACCATCGGGGCGCCCGCCCCTGGCGACCTCCCGCACGTGGTCGGCGGTGAGGTCGGCGCTCGGGTGGGCGGGGCGCCGCTCCCAGCCGGGGCACCAGTCGCCCACGATCAGGCGGTGGTCGGCGACCACGCGCTCGCGGCGTCTGCGTTCTGCTCGGTCGTTGTGCAGGTCGGGGCGGCGTGCCGCCTTGCGTCGGTCCTGGTCACGTTGGCAGTCGGCGCAGTAGCTCTTGCCTCGGACGGTGCGCTTGCAGTCCAGGCAGGGGCGCATGAGCCGGCTCATCGGGGCCAGCCCAGCGATGCCAGCAGCTCGGCGACGGCGCGTGCTTCGCCTGCTTGGGTCCATGCGCAGATGCGCTCGTGGGTGCGCTGGAACTTGGCGGCCATCTCGTCACCGCAGCGTGGGCAGCGGTAGCGGCTCATCGGTGGAGCTTGCGGCGTTGGCGTTGGCGCAGCTCACGCTGGCAGGGTGGGCAGCGGTCGCCGTACAGGATGCGGTCGCCGCACTTGACGCAGCGCCGGCCACGGCCGCCGCGTGGGTCTGCCCCAAAGTGGCGGGTGACGTTGCCGCCCGGTCCCTTGCCCATGGTTACCGCCTCCGGCGGGCCAGGGTGGCGAGCGGGCGGCCCGATCCCTGCTCGCCTCCCCCGGCCCGTACCCCGACCACCCCAGCTCCGGCGTAGGCGGGGACGCGGACCACCGCCACGTGGTCGAGCTGGGCGCGCGTGCGGGTGACGCGCTTGCGGTCGGGTGACCAGCGGGAGCCGCCTGGTAGTTCGAGGAAGCCGACGCTCAGGCCCAGTGGCACCTGGTCGCGGGCGAGTGCCAGCACTTCGTCGCCGAGGGCGGTGTGGGAGACGAGCCAGGCGCCCCATGCAGCGTCTTCGCGGTCGTCCAGCTCGACGGTGCGCCCGATCGGGAGGGTGCCGGCGTCGCGCGGGTGGGTGGCGGTGAGCGGGACCTGGCCGGGGACGACGCCGGCCAGGGCCCCGCGCTCGAACGTCTCGATGACTTCGCGGTTGCGGTCGAGCACGAGGGCTTCGACGCCCCAGGGCATGAGGGGGCCGACCAGGGTGCGGCCGTCGCCGTCGTCGCGGAGGTGGGGGTCGCCGACGTGGTGGCGGATCAGGATCATGCGACGGCGCCCCCTTCGGGCAGCGGTGGGCGGTCTTCCAGCTCGCGGATCTCGTTGGTGGTGAGGAAGCCTGCTTCCTTGGCGATCTTGTGGGCCTGGTAGCGGTCGAGCAGCGTCGCGCGGACCATGCCGCCCGCGTTGAACTTCGCCGTTTGCGTGCTGGGGAGGAGCTGCCGGGAGATGGCACGCTCGATCCGGTACAGCCAGGGGCGCAGCGTGAAGGTGAGGAAGTCGGTTCCCCGCATCTCCGGGGAGGTGTATGCCTCGTGCCCGGCGGTCTCGCCGGCCATCATCTCGGCTGGCACCCGGTAGAACCGGCAGATGGTCGCCACGCTGAACTTTTGGGTGGCGATGAATTGGGCTTCCTCTGGCGGGATGGTGATCGCCTGGAACTTGGCGCCGGAGCCGAGCACGGCGATGTCGCGGTGGCCCTGATGGAACGCCTTCCAGCGAGCCTTGAGGTCCATGGCGTCTGCCTGGTTGATGCGCTGGTCGCTGGTCAGCACGCCGCTCGGAACGGCGCTCTCGCCGAAGAACTTCGCGCCGTACCGCTCGGCGCCGAGGCCCAGGCCGATGGCTTCGCGGGCGTAGGCGATCGGGGAGAGGCCCTCAAGCTGGCCGGGCCAGGGGAACGCCTTGACGTGGAACAGGTCGGCGGGGTCTGTCTCCTGCCCGGCGACGCGGATGACGCGGCGGCCCTGCCCGTTGGTGGTCACGGTGATCTTGCCGGGGTCGACCAGGTCAACTTGGCTAGGGAGCATCCCGGCGCCGGCCCTGGCGGTGATGACGCCCCACGCGTTGCCGCGCAGCAGCAGCGATGCCATGACGCTCCAAAGCCAGTCGGCCAGCTCGGGGAAGTCGGCGCTTGGGCGTTGCAGCAGCGGCGGCGTAGGGATCTGGTCGCGGTCGGTCCCGCGGTAGACGTCCAGCGGGAGGGTGCTCACGCTGTCGGCGAGCAGCGAGACGCAGCCCCAAACCGTGCTCAGCCGGAGTGCGGTGTCGACGGTGACCGGCTCGCCGGCCGCGGTGGGGCGGGCGTCTTCGGCGAGGAGCTGTTGGAGGGTAAGCGCCTCACGGTTGGCGACCCGGGACCAGACCCAGCGGTCCCACCAGCCCACGGCTACCGCTTACGGGATGGCGCCCCCCGGGCCGCGCGGCGGGGAAGGTCGCGCAGCTCGGGGGGGATCGGGTCGCCCTTGGCGATGAACGTGCCCGACTCGGCGCCGAGGTCCTTGCGCTCGACCACCAGGTCGTCGTCGGCGACCTCGGGCGGGACCGGGCGAGCGCGGGTGCCGACGACCTCCCCGACGTGGCGCTCGAAGTCGGGACCCTTCTCGGCGATCTCGGTGCCTTCAGTGACCAGCTCGTCCACCATCAGGTTCGCACTCCTCTGTCGACCACGAACGCGGTTGGCTGCGCCACCTGCACGTCGGCGCGTAGGTAGGCCAGGAAGGCATAGGTGAGCGAGTCGGCTAGGTACCTCTCACCGAGGAAGCGGAGGTTGAAGTCGGTCCTGATGCCCACCAGCAGGTTCGACCAGTCGGCCGTGAACACCAGCGAGGTATCGGTCGATGCGCCCACAGTCAGGTTGATGGGCACGCTCTTGGTCGTGTACATCGGCAGCAGGCCAGCAGGCGGGGTCATGTAGGCGTTGGTGGTCGCTTCCTTCAGCTTGGAAAGCGACGTGGACGAGCGGGGCGCCTGGATGTGGGCGTTGGGCTCGAACCCGGCCGCCCGCACCGCGCCGATCGCGTCGAGCCACCAGTCGTAGTTCGAGATGACCGTGCCGGCGGCGCCGTGGTCGGTCAGGGTCACGCCGGTCTGGTTGAGGACGCCCTTTGGCTCGGGCGGGGTGCCCGTCCCGATGAGCGCCACCCGGTCGAGTTCCACCGCCATCTGGCCGGCGAAGGACCGGGCGATGATGCCCTCGCTGGAGGGGTCCGCGTCCTCGAACAGCTCGACGCTGAGCTGGATCAGCCGCACCAGCGTTCGGGCGGTGAACGTCACCCGGTCAAACACCATGTCGGCGGCGGTGATCGTGGCGCCCTCGCTCTTCCACGCCGGGGTGCCCTCAGAGGTGAGGCGGGCCAGCGCGAGGGTTTGGCTGCTCATCGGCACCGTTTGGGCGCCAGCGGCGAATACCACCGTCCGGTTTCTGGCGAGGTCGATCACCCGGCTACTGAGCGGGGCGGGCACCAGCGCGCCACCTGCGCCGACCGTGGCCTCGGCCAGCGCCCGTTCGTGGGGGGCGCCGTCCCACCTAGCGGTCGCCAGCCCGCGGAGGTAGCGGTCGAAGGACAGTTCCTCCTCGGCGGGGTCGAACATGCCGCGGGCCTGGCACCAGTCGTACACCGACTGCTCGCGGGTCAGGACCGGCTCAAGCGGCACGGCTGGCGCCGGGCGCCTGGTCGCCGCTGCCCGCAGCTCGGCCAGCTCGGCGGCGTGGGCTTCCTCGATCCGGTCGGAGGCTTCGCGTTCGGCGGTGACGTGCTCGCGGTGGGCGACCAGCTCGTCAGGGGTCAGGTCGCGCTGCTGTTCGGCGGCGCGGGTGAGGATCTCTTCGCCGGCGGCCCTCGCCGCGGCGCGCTGCTCGCGCAGCTGGTCGACCAGGGATGGCACCGGGGCCCTCCTCGAGCTTTCCCATAAAGCCTGTAGAGATGTGGGAAAGCATAACGCCCGAGGCCGTGGGAAGGAAGCCGAGCTAGTCTTCGCCGATCATCGGCGTGGTGGCGGCCAGGTGGCGCAGCCGCTCCCACGTGAGCAGCACCAGCGGGTCGCCGTCGAGGAAGAAGCCGACCAGGCGGCCGTCGACGCGCGGCTCGACGGTCACCCGGCCCTGGGCGATGAACTCACGGGCGAGCTGGGTCGCCTCCGGCTCCTCCATGCGGTACCGCTCCATGAGGCGGCCGATGAACACGGCCTGCATGAACTGCCGCTCCCGCAGGGTCATCTTGTCGAGGATCACCGGGATTCGCCTAGTTGCGCTCGGGGTGGCAGGCGCCGCGGAGCTCGGTGCGGTTGGCGACGTACAGCACCCGGCCCCACGCCATCACGCAGGCGAACTCGTTGCCGGCCTGCACGGTGAACTCGCCCTCATCGGCGGCCTGGAACATCAGCTTGCCGGCTTCGTCGAGGGTCTTGCCGAGGGTGCGGGCCAGGACCTCGCGGGCGCGGTCGAGCAGCGTCTGGCGTTCCTGGTCGGTCATGCCGGTGGGGTTCTGCTGGATGCGGCCCAGCAGCCCCTCGGCGACGGCGAAGGGGGCTAGGTCGTCTTGCTTCATGCGGATTGTTCTCCTTCCTGGCCGCTCTTGAAGTCATCGGGGTAGCGGCGCTCCAGCTCGGCGAGCTGCTGGGTGCGGTTGCGCTCGAATGAGGGATCGGCCGCCGCGGCGGGTGGGTGGGCGACGGTTGGTGGTGGGCGCCGCTGGCCGAGGCCTCGACGGCGCAGCCATGCTTTCGTCGCCTCGTCAACGGGTGGTGGTTCGTACGCCTCGACGCCGCCGGCCGCGTCAGCGGTCGAGCCGGCGGCGTCGAGCACTTGACCTTCCCTTGCTTCTAACCCTTCTAAAACCTTCCGACCGTTTTCGCTGGTCAGAGGCGAAACCATGTCGGCACTAGCACCGCCCGATGTCGGCACTGGGGCACGCCCAATGTCGGCACTAGCATCCTCGGATGTCGGCACTGACACGGGCCACACAAGGTCTAGTGCCGACGCTATGTCGGCACTAGGTTCGGGCCTGTGGAGAATCTCGCCGGCAGCCACCTCGGCCAGGCCCTCGACGACGTGGCCGGCGCTGGCCTGGCCCTCGACGACGCCGGAAGCGGAGGCCTCGCCCTCGACCCAGGCGGGCGCGACGCGGTAGCAGTTGGGACGCGGCCCGCGGCCCGGCTCGACCAGCTCGAGCACGCCATCGGCGATCAACCTGGGGATGACGCGCTCAACCGTCTTGGGGTCGACGCCGGCCTCGCGGGCGATGCGCCGCTGGCCGGCCCAGCATTCGCCGGTGTCGCGGTCGGCGCGGTAGGCGATGACGAACAGGATCGGCTTGAAGGCGCCGCTGAGCCGGCACTCCTCGACGGCCCAGCGCATGGCGGGGTAGTTCACCCGTCGCCCCGGTCGGATATGCTGAGCGCGGTGCCCGGCGGTACCTGCTGTCGAAACGCCGTCTCTGTGGTGGGGGCGGCGTTTCGCTTACGAGGTGGCACGGGCGGCAGGCTCCTGCTCCTGCGCCTCCAGCCACGCCTCGACATCGCGGGCCCTGTAGCGCACGGTGGCGCCGACCTTAAGGTACTTCGGGCCGATGCCGAGGTAGCGCCACTGGCGGAGCGTTCTGGCCGGCTTGCCGAAGACCTCCGCGACCTGCGCCTCGCTCATCAACCGCTCCACCGTGCGCGTCTCCCTCCGTCTGTGGTGAGCCTGGCATGACGGCACTGTGCCATACGTGAGGTAGTGTTGACAAGCTTGTCTCACGGCGTCACACTGGCGCCATGGGCACGTCAGAGAAGCGCAAACCACTGAACTTCATCCCGCTCGGCCCCGGCCTGGGCGCTCCAAGGGAATTCACGTTCCGCGTGGAGGAGGAGCGGCGCTACAGCCTTGAGGCTGACGTGGCCTATGAGCAGCCGGTCGGCGGACGCATGGGCCACTTCGTCTGCAACCGGCTCACCATCCGTCGACGTGAGGATGGCCCGCCGGTCACCACCGAGGGACTCCGCGAGATCCCCGTCGCCGCGTTCCTGCGCCTAGCGGTGGAGGGCAATCTCCTGCGCGTCGGGCCGACCATCCGCGAGGGTAACAAGTCGACGTGGATGCTGACGCCGACGGGACCAATCACGCTCTCCGAGCGCGCCCGGGCCGGCGGCGGACCGAGCGAGCAGGACCTGCGCGCCGTCGCCGACGTCTACCAGCTCGCCCACGTCACTGGCGGGGCACCCACCAAGACGGTGATGCAGCGCCTCGGCCTGCCGCGGTCAACGGCCAGCCGATGGATCAGGATGGCGCGCGAGAGGGGCCTGCTCGGCCCGGCCACGCCTCGGAAGGCAGGGTAACCATGGCCTCCATCGAGAAGCGGACCCGCAACGGCCGGGTGAGCTACAGCGTCCGCTACCGCGACCCGGCCGGCCACTCGCGCCGCAAGGTGTTCGCCCGCAAGGTCGACGCCGTCCGCTGGCTCGCCGAGAACGAGGCGACCCGCAACCGGGGCGCGTGGGTCGACCCGGCCGCCGGCCGAGACCGGCTCGGCCCCTGGGCCGAGCGGTGGTTCGCCTCCACCGTGGCCTTGCGGCCGGGGACCCGCCGCACCTACCGGCTGCTGCTCGACAACCAGCTCCTCCCCCACTTCGGTGGGACGTCCTTGGCGTCGATCGACCCGCTGGCCGTCCAGGAGTGGCAGGCCGGACTGGTGGCCGCCGGGCTGAGCCCAAGCCGAATCCGCAACGCCGCCCAAGTCCTCGGCCAGATCCTCGACGCCGCGGTTGCGGGCGGCCGGCTCGCCCGCAATCCGGCGCAGGGGCTTCGCCGGCCCCGCATCGTCGAGCGCGAGATGACGTTCCTGTCCGC